AGTTCTTGCCTTAACCATGTATTTTTTGTTGCCATAATATTAAAATTGATTATTATAACTTGTTGCTAATAATTTATTGCCTTGATTGCCTAATTTTCTTGCTGCAAACTGTTTAGCTAAACTGGACCTTTGCCCCATAACAGTTCCTGCTCCAAAATCATATTGATTAGGATTATAAACACTTGATAGCCCAGACGAGCCAACAGTTCCCTTTGCAGATTCTAACCCAAATGTGTTACCTCCTGCATTGTAAAATTGAGATAATCCTCCAGCTGCATTATTCCCATAATTGTACTGGTAATCCCTAGCTATGTTTCCTACGTCTCTCCCATAAGCAGCTAATTTCGAAGCTTGGTCTCTTTCATATGCTGTTTTTAATTTAGCTTGTTTTTGAGCATTACTACCAGAGAATAGCACTCCTTGATTTACGGCACGTTGGTTAAGTTCTGCTCTATCAGCTTGAAAATCTTCTCCAGATTTGATAAGTGAATCCTGATAATTTGCTTGCCTCTGAGCTAGAGCAGATTCTGCGTCAGCTTTTTCTTTGGCTTGCTGAGTCTCATAATAAAGCCTATTATCTTCCATTCCTTGAGCTAAAGCTTTTGTTTGTTCTTCAACTGAAAATGGTTGTCCGTATTGGTTCTTCAACCCGCTAAAATCACCACTAATAGCAGCTGCTTCTATTTGAGCTATAGTGTTTCCTGCATTAACGCTTTCTACTACTTTAGGATGCTGGTTTAATCTATTTTCATATTCTGAATCTGAATACGGCTGATTAGGGTCTGTTTTTCCGCTTTGTCCTCCTCCTTGTACGGCTGCCAATGTTTTTGGACCCCAGTATCCTGGTCCGGAAGAATTATCTACTCCAAGTCTTTGTTGGAGAACTTTAACCGCAGCAGTTGTTTGAGGACCATAAATCCCGTACCCAGTATTAACTTGTGCCTGGGTCATTAATCCCTGAGAAACCAAATAGTCCTGCAGTTGTTTCACCGCCGCTCCTTGGGAACCAGGCTGTAAGCTAGTTGTTGGGTATGATGTTGCCATGTTTTATATATTAATTATACGATTATTATATTATTTTTTCAATTTATTTAATTCTGCCTTCAAGGTATCTATTTGTTTTTGTAAATCGTTACATCTGTGGGCCATTATTAAATAAATATCTTGTTTCGATTCATACATTCCTATCATTTGACCTTCTCTTACTGGCTTTGGCTTAATCCCATAGGTTGGAAGTTTTTTCGGTGGTTCCGTTCTTATCCTTTTATTGACTTCAAGTATATCTTCTGATGCAAATGGTTCGAATGTATCTGGGTCAAAATCTTTTTTAGGATTCATTTTTTTTTCCATTTCTTCATCAAAAATCCTTTTTCTTTCTTTCAAAGACAAATTTTTATCTAAATATTTTGGTTGTTCTAATTTATTTTTCATGTTATTTCAGTTAAATCAAATGTTCCATACCATCCAGAAGATGGTCTCCCAACATAATATGTATCTCCACTTCCAGAATCATACCAGAAGCCGAAACCACCTATCGGAATAGATGGAGTGGCTCCTCCCAGCAAAGTGTTAAATTCTATATAGCCTCCATCGATAACCACTGGTCCATCTAAACGTATTTCTAACGAAGAAAGATTGAGCGATTCCCCATATGTTATATGTTCTCCCATATAAATACTTGTATACGCTCCAAAAGTAAATTCGGTTCCAACCCCCTTAGGAAAGTTATACGTCCTTATTCTTGAGATTTCAGTGGCTCCATTATTAAAAACGATAGAATCAGTGTATCCTGATGGACCTAAAACTACGTTATAACCAGTCGTTGCTGTTTGTATTATTTTTCCAGTTATTGTTGTTCCAGTTATATTTTCTGCTGCGACGGAACCAGCCACTATATTCATAGCATTTATTGTGGCTGCCGTCATCTGAGTGGCTGTAATTGAACCTGCAACTATTTTGGAAGCGTTTATTGAGTTAGCGAGGATATTGTCCCCTACAATCTGAGTTGCTTCTGACAAGTTAAATGTTGCAGAGGTCGCTCCGTTCTGAGCTACAGCTATTAAAACTTTGCCTATCCCTACAGCAGTTGCCGGTGTGGTTGTTATTTGGTAAGCCGTTTCTGAGACGTTTAAATCCAAATAAATGTAATTTTTAGCAGACATAGTCCCAGTATTTCCAGCTGATATATTATAGACATCTCCTCCTGCCGAAGTAAAAACTCCTGCTCCCCAATTTACTTGTACTGCACTGGCTGATGAAAATACACAAGTCTGACCCCAGCCCCAATTTGAGACATCTAAAACTTGTTGAGGAATAGTACCTGGTTCTAACTGTGCACCGTTTATAAAAACATTTCCGGTATTTATGTCTTGGGCTGCACCACCAGTAGGTAAACTTGGAACAAAATCTGGCGCGATATTAGCAGCATCAAAAGCTGCATCGCTTGTTTCCATATCCTGCTGAGACTGCCTGTATAGCCACCTATTTAATCTTAAATCACTGAGTTTCATTAGTTTTGTTCCAATCCTTTCACTTGGAGCGATAGTAATTCAACCCCAGTTAAAATGATTGGTGTTCCTTTTGTTCTTCCACTATAACGCAATCTTATTTCGTTAAAATCTTTAGTTGAGGCATTCGGGAACAACGCAACATATTCATCTTTTACTGAATCAATATACTCCCATGCGTTGGTTGGGGCTTTCTCGGTTTGATATTGCACTTCCATACCTGCTCCGTTTTCGGTCATAACCGCTAAACCGCTAATACTTTTAGACGAGGATGACATGTCGGTAAACCCTCTCCATCTGTCTATAAGCTCATAGTAGATAGGAGAACCAAAATCCGTTGTACCAGAATCTAGTTTGCCAACTAATCCTGTGGAAGTTCCGGCCACTTGCTCGATTGTTGTTCCATTATCGTAAGAAATTAAAGCCGTAATAGCCGTTGTATCGAAATCGTAGATAGTCCAAACCTGAGTTGAAATAGAATATCTCATTTGGCAATTCGAATAAGCAACTCCCTCAACAGTAACTGCTCCCACTGACCATTTTATGCAATCTAATCCATCATAAATTCCAACTATGTTTTCATAATTGGCCCTTGGTATGGCTCGAATGAAATCCCTGACCCTCAATGAAATTTCAGTTGGTTGCGAATCGTAATTGAATTTATAAAACCCAGAAGGGTGATGAAAATATAAACCGTCTTTTCCTTGCACGATAGACTCATGAGAATAAGTTCCTACATTGTATGCTGGGTAGGCGTCCATGTTTTCTGGGGAATAAACTCGGTAAATGTGATTCTGTTTAAAAAGCAATAAAGCTTTTGGAACCCTAAACAATCCAGTAATAGACTCCCCGTCTTGACTTGAAAATTTTGTAATGAAGTTTTCTGTTAAAGTGAAAGTCAGAGGGGACACATAAGTTGTTCCATCGAGTGAGACGACTTGGTCTGTATAATAAAGAATATCTTTTGCAGCGTCGGCAATCCAAACCCTAGCATCATATCCAGCTTGAATAAAATCTCCCTTTGGTAATGTAGCTGGTACGTCAGTAGTATCAAAAGTTCCACCGTTGGAGGTTTTAGGAACATCTCCGGCATTTCCATTCACCATCCAAACTCTATTTAAATATTGGCTAAACCTTGCCTTTTCAGTTCCGGTTAGGCCAGTTCTTACAGGGGCCCAGGCGCCAGTTGCAGAATTAAGAGCTTGGATAGTTGAGCCCACGTGAGCAAATAGATATTTAGTAGTACTAGACTGAGTATTTAAAGTACCGAAAGAATTAACACTTCCCGCTAAAGTTGTTGCATAAGTTTCTACTCCTGGTCTCGTCTGTACAGCCCCTACCCTGTCGAAGTTCATATTAATTGCTATTTGGACCGAATTCTCTGGACAAATGCTATCGTCTAGCTGAGCTGAACGGATTACTCCCTCTATTGGATTAGGGATTTTTATATTTTTTAAAGTTGTTCCCATAATTTAATGTTGCTATCTCACCTTCCGGAAGAAGGTGAGTAGAAATACTAAACTGTCAGACCAGTAACTAAACCGTTTACTACGGTAATTGTTTGTATTGGACCTGTTGGTCCAGCACTAAATGTGCCGACTGGACCCGTAGGACCAGTGTATCCTGTATATCCGGTGAAGTTCCCAGCACCTGTATATCCAGTGTATCCTGTTGCACCTGTTGCTCCGGCAGGACCTGTCGGGCCTGTTACATCAGAATCTGCTCCTGTATATCCAGTATACCCTGTTGGACCAGTTGCTCCGGTTGCTCCGGCTGGTCCGGTTGCTCCCGTATCAGTTGCATCTCCAGCAGGACCGGTATACCCTGTTGGACCAGTTGCTCCTAAAGGACCAGTATATCCTGTTGCTCCTGTTACTGAAGGACCAGTGTACCCTGTGTACCCTGTATATCCTGTGGCTCCAGCTGCACCAGAACCGATTGTTGCCCATGCTGGGACGGCAATTGTACCAACTTGCTGGTAAACTGCTGAACCATTAATGTCTTGCAACAGGCACTCTAGCGAAAAAATGTTTGCGTAAGCTGCTCCTGTTGGAGGTGTTCCTTCGACTGTTCCGAAAGTGACTAATCTATCAGTTCTACCTCCTGTGGCAACTGCTTCTTGCTGTTGAATATCCACTGTAGGGATATTTGGATTTGACTTTGCCATTATATTTTATTCGTTTAACTTGTTATTATTGTGGTCGTTTGACCCGTGTACAGATTTTCGAAAAGAGCTAGAACTAGTTCCTCAAACTTTTTCAAGTCTGGGTCACTATTATCCAATGAAATATCTTTTCGATATTTTATAGCATAACGTAAATACCATTTATAAATTTCTCTATAATGTTCTGGCAATTCTTGAGACAAATCTGTAACAACGTCCATTTTCTTGTAGTAATCAATGTAGAGGTTGCTTCCCTGCATTGAATCTGGAATAATCCTATCGAAAACCAATTTATCAGAATAGACAGTATAACTGGTCGGCTGCGCAATTGTGGGTCTCGACCAGACCCTAGTTCCCGATGGGATGTCTCTTGTTATTCCAGTTACTCCAAGTAACTGGTTCGTTGTATAATCAACACTAGTGTAGGAGATTTCCATAATCGTTTGAGAATAATCAGAGGTAGCTACATAGGCTACACCTGTGGTTGAATCTGGAAAATCTCCTACACTATCCAAATTAATAGATGTCGCTCCAGTTAAGACTTCAGAAGAAGTGAGTCCTCCTGCAACACAATATGAAACTTGGTTCCAACTCCTCTTATCAATATAACTCAAATTAAATGGGGTTAATATTCCTGAAACTATTAATCTTGCAGCTAGAACGGACCTATCTGTTTCGTTGTAATCAATATCTGTTGGTAAATCTACTGAGTTTGTTCCAGCTAATAATTTAATCGGATATTCGAATGATTGTTGCCAAGCGTGGCGAATACCGTAAAGTTTAGCTTCGGTGTATTTTCTTGCGTCGTCCACTGCTGATAGACAAAACTCTACTGTTATTTTAGAGTCATTTTCTGAAACACCCATAGCTCTTAACACTGGGAAAATAATATTAGCTACAGAATTAGTCGGGTAAGCCGATACACTCATAGGAGATGAAGCGGTAGACAATTCGCCAGTTATAGAATTTTTCCATTGTATTTTATAATAGTCTGTAGATAATCCAGTTGAATCAAAAATAATTGTATTTTGCTGCGTGACAAAAAAGGTTTTAGTTTCCAGTTCAGCATAAACTCCGTCCATTGTTGTACTTTTTGAGACTACAATTTGGTCGTATTTTATTTCTTTAACCGTATCTCCACGATTGTGAGCCATTACTGTAGCTAAGGTTGTAAAAGAAGTATTGGTATGAGAAGTTGATTTTATTATTTCAGCTGATTCGTTTCCGATTGATGATAGTAATAACAAAATATCCCCAACTGTAAAATCTACAGCGTTGTCTACTGGAACAGCTAAAACTCCTGAAGCAATATTGTCATTTAGGTATGCTACAGTCTTTACGTCCAGTTGATTCGGAATAGTTATGGTGTTACCAATGTTATGTTTTATTGAAATTTGTGGTTCCATATACTTAATTATAATATTTAATAACTTAAATTACAATTCAGACAATTTTTTAGCTAATAGGGCGCGGTCTTCTTGAACATGAGACCACGCAAGTTTATAAGTTTCGTCCATATTCTTATCTGGAGATTTAGACCAATGGTAATGATTTATAATAGCCTTCTCTGCCCTTACAAATATGCCCAATTTATCCATCTTGGCCGACAAGAGATTGTCACAACCTGTGTGCCAGAAGTCAGTGTCAAAAACCTCACCTATCTTGGCTATTATGTCTTTTCTTATCATAAAATGCTCACATCTATTTCCCCCGTCTGGGAGCAATTCACCGGTGTTAAAGGCCACAAAACCATCTTTTCCAACTTTTAGAGCTTCTGTAATGGCTTGTGGTGTAAGTTCTGTGTCATCGCTGACGAATACTACCCATTCTCCTGTGGATTTTTCAACTCCATTTTTTACTAATTTCGGTACACCAATCCTATTTTCTATACTATCTTTTTCGATAAGTATCTCTATTTTATCCTGAGGATAGTTGAGATTTTTAATTGAGTTGATACATCTCTCTAGTCCCTCTGGCCTTGTTCCCATAGTCGGTAAAATGAACGATATTTTTGGCGGATAAAATACCCCATCAGCTATATACTTAGGATTTGTCGCACAATAAGAGATAGCTTTCTTCCAATGCTCTTCACTTTTTAGTTTATTTCCAGACCACCAGTAAGCTGTATATAAAAATTCGTGAGGTATATTCTCATGATATGGTTGGTGGTTAGAATAAAATGGGAGTTGAGTGACTGTTAAGGCGGCCTCACAATAAGCAATAACTTGGGGATACATATTTTTGGCGTAATAGTGCTCAGCTATTCTCATTAACGGCTCTCTACGAGCTTCTTTTTCAAAAGACTTTACATACCACATAAGCATAGTATCAAACTCCTTCATAGCGCGATAGCAATCACCGATATACATCGTTGACTGTGCCGCTTCTGTGGGCCACCTATTCATTGAAATATGATTTAAAAATTCTTTGATAGCTGATTTGAATCTTCCACAATACATCATCTCACGCGCAAAGTAGTGGGAGTTCCTATCGTTCTCTGGATTGTTATAACAATCAACTGCAAGTCCTTTTAAGTAACCAGTCCTATTAGTCTTTTCGTTCTGATAATGCTCAAGCTTGATTACATCTTCTTCTAG